GTATAACAGCAATTGCTGAACGCAAAAACAGACTTAATGAACTCCTAGCACCTTTGAATAAAGGTCAAAGAGAAATCATGACAGATTTACTGGAATCAGTACAAACCGATAGACTTCAAAAGTCTTTTGATAAGTACCTGCCATCGGTTATCGATGGACATACTCCGGCAAAGAAGGCAGTCTTATCTGAGGCAAAAGAAATTACAGGCAATAGAGATACACAAACTAACGTTAGTTCAATGCAAGATGATAATGTCGTTGACATTAGACGTTTAGCTGGTTTAAAATAAGGAGAAAACTATGTCGGAACTACTAGAAAGCCGCTGGCATGATACAAAAAGCGCACTTCTTGAAGGCCTAAGTGGCACAAAGAAATCTGTAATGGCAACAACTTTGGAAAATACTCGCAAGTATCTTTCAGAGAGTGCAACTGCAGGCGCAACATCAGCCGGTAATGTCGCAACACTTAACCGTGTTATTTTACCTGTCATTAGACGTGTAATGCCAACCGTTATTGCTAACGAATTAGTTGGTGTTCAGCCTATGACTGGACCTGTGGGCCAAATCCACACACTACGTGTTCGCTATAGCGACACAGCTGGCTCAGGTGCATCAGGCGCCGTAGCTGGTGAAGAGGCACTAAGCCCATTCAAGATTGCTGAAGCATATTCAGGCAACACTACAACTGGTAAAGCAGCTTCAACTGCTGCACTAGAAGGTGCTGCTGGTAACAGACTAAGCATTCAAATCTTGAAGCAAACTGTAGAAGCTAAGTCACGCAAGCTATCAGCTCGCTGGACTTTTGAGTCTGCACAAGACGCACAGTCAATGCATGGTATCGACGTTGAAGCAGAAATTATGGCTGCTTTAGCACAAGAAATCACTGCTGAGATTGATCAAGAAGTTCTTGCTTCATTGAGTTCACTTGCAGGTGCAGCTGGTTCAACATACAACCAAGCAACTGTAAGCGGTACTGCTACTTTCGTTGGTGACGAGCATGCTGCACTAGCTGTTCTAATCAACCGTGAAGCAAACAAGATTGCACAACGCACACGTCGTGGTGCTGGTAACTGGGCTGTTGTATCGCCATTCGCGCTTACAATTCTTCAGTCAGCAACTACTTCAGCGTTTGCACGTACAACAGAAGGTACGTTCGAAGCTCCAACTAACACTAAGATGGTTGGTACATTGAACAATGCAATGAAAGTTTATGTTAACACATACGCTGCTGATGCATCAGACATTCTAGTTGGCTACAAAGGTTCAAGCGAATCAGATGCAGCGGCATTCTACTGCCCATACATCCCGCTAATGAGCTCAGGCGTTGTTCTAGATCCAGCAACATTCGAACCAGTCGTATCATTCATGACACGTTATGGTTATGTTGAGCTAAACAACACAGCATCATCACTTGGTAATGCTGCTGACTACCTAGCTAAAGTTGACATGTCAACATACGCTGCTAACGTAAGTTTCCAGTAAACTTTACAATAGCGTAAATTAAGATAGGCCCTTCGGGGCCTATTTTTATGACTTGACTAAACTTTGATAAATACTTATGTCGTAAATCGTGCTGCGCTTGCAGACTTATGCAGAATTGACCTACTGCGTAAACCTAGAACGTTTTAAAGGAGAAAACAAATGGGACGTCCACTAAGAAAAGATATTAATGGTGTTGATGTAATTGGTACATCAGGCACAACTAACACAGGTATTGTAGTACAATTCTATGACGGATCAACTAATCAAGTTGACGGCGGCATTGTTAAGCAACGCGGCGCAAAAACTTTTGTTGTTGCTCGTCGTGCAAGCCTTAATGCAACTCGTGTTAACAGTTCAACAAATCAGTTTGTTTGCACACTAGTAGCAACAACACCAGCAGCAGCTGGCGAAATGCTAATGCAAGGATCAACAACCGGTAATTTAGATACTGGTCTAGTTGCAATTGCTAAATTAACTAAGCGTATTGCTACAGATTTTTCTGGTAACAAGTATACATGGTTCCTAGAAAACGATTCGTCAGAAGATTATATTGTTCTAACAGCAATCTAATTTAGGATAATAGTATGTCAAAAGTATTAAGAGTAACAGACGGTAACTATAGAATTATAGTTGACAACGGTGACACTGGCACTATCTATTTAGATACAACTAGTGGCGCAGCAAGTCCGCGAGGAACTGTTGTAATTACCGGCGACCTAGAAGTTAGAGGTACTACTACTGAAGTACAATCTACTGTTACTACTATTGCTGATAACATACTAACGCTAAATGAAGGAGAAACTGGCGCTGGAATACGTGCCAGTTTCGACTATAAAGCAGGTATTGAAATTGACAGGGGTAGTTTACCTACTGCAAGATTAGTTTTTGATGAACAAGCGCCCTTTGTACAAGGCGGAAGCAGTGGCACTGGTAGTTTTAGATTTGAAACAGAAACTGGAGACTTTCTTCCAATTAATGTAAACAGCATTAACGCAGAAGGTCCGTTATACATTACAACACCTAATGCTGCAATTAATGTTGCTGGTACAGTTAATTATGAAGAAAATGTATTTGACTACACCGGCGGCGTAATTACAGATCCAGGAAGCGGAAATGTAGTATTAAATAACGATTATATTCCTAATGCTAAAGGTGTTGTTGACTATGTTGCATATGCACTTTCAACAAACTTTCAACCTAGCATTGCAGATGCCGACACACGGGTAGCAGCAAGTGATTTTGATACAAGCGGTGTTGAAAGTACAGTAGTTGTAACAGTAGACGGATTAGTAACTAGTAATTTTTATTCTAATAGAATCGAATTAGGCGATATTAGAATTCAAAATAACGAAATATCAACGATTAATAGTAACGAATCTTTGTTATTAGCGTCTCCGGGTGCTGGATCAGTTAGAGTTAAAGATGCTCTTGAAATAACTGAATTACTATACGAAGATGACGGAGTTAATCCAATTACTAATGCACCAGATACTGGAATAAAGTTATATTCAACAAATGAAGGTCCAGGCGACACCGGATTGTATTATGTAAATAAAAATAATACTAGCGGAGAAATAATAAGTAAAAATAGAGCATTGCTGTACGGCATGCTTTTTTAAGGAAACGAAATGGCAATAGTAAACGCACAATTAAAAACAACAGCAGTTGATGTTCTAGATCCTGTATCTAGTTTAGGAGTTCCTGTAGGAAAAAGTTATGCCATTACAAATATTTTAGTATGTAATACTGGTGTAGCAGATGCAACATTTGATATGCACTTAATTCCAAATGGTAGTGCATTAAATAACAAAGTTACAAGAGTTATTAATAATTTAACATTACCTGCTGCAGAAACTTTTACATTTGACAGTGAAAGAATTGTATTAAATGAGGGCGACGCTATTGTATTCATAGCAAGTCCTGATATTGGTGCATTTTTAACAGACTTAGCAGCAACAGTGAGCTATTTGGAAGTATAATGAGATTAATCAAAGCCCAAACAACTAATCTACGTAGTATTGTAGGTCGCGGTATAAAGTATGACATTAATGATCAAGTAATTCTTGAGTCAACTAATACTATGTTAGTTCCTAAAGGAACAACAGCAGAGCGTCCTGCTAGTCCTACTGATGGGCACATTAGATACAACACAACTACTAACCAGTTAGAAGCATATCAAAATACTGCTTGGAGAAATGTAAGATTTAAAGAACCTAATCAAAACCCAGGTATTGTACAACAAAATTTAGGCAACGGAGATGCAACAGAAACCGTATTTGGCCCACTTGCAAGCGGCGATGCAGACTATCCGATACCAGCAGCAGCACAAAATATTTTAGTACTTGTTGAAAACGTCTTTCAGCTTAGTACAACTAACTATACATTAGAACAAAGTGTAAGCGGAAGTTTAACAGGTCCTAATGCACCATATGCAGACGGATGGTATATTAAATTTACATCTGCACCAGATTTGGCAAAACCTATAACAGTACTACACAACTTCGACAAGTAATCCTATAAATACTACTAATAGGAGTAGGGCATGTCACAAGTCGGTAGAATTTCCGGACCATTATTAACAGCAAACCTTGAACGCAACGGTATTAATCTTGCGTTTAGAAATACTACCTCTGATACTCAGCTACTATTCCTTGATGTAAACTCAGGTAAGATTGGTGTTAACAAAGGCGTATCAGGGTACGAATTAGAAGTCGCCGGCAGTGCAAGGTCTACTAATTTAATTTCTACAACAAGTTCAATAGCAAACTATACAATTGACAATAATAATTTAAGTGTATTAGTGGGCGATATTAATTTAAATGCAGCTGACGCCATTAAATTATCAAATTTTGAAACTGATAATATACACATCAGTGACAATGTTATTAGTACATATCAATCAAATGCTAATATTGATTTAAAACCGTTTGGAGCAGGTCTTCCTCCTAACGATGGCGTAGTTACAAGTACGTTCGGCGGCGGCGAAGCTGCTGTACAAAAAGATTTATCTGGAGAAGCACTACTACTTACAGCAGAACCTAGTTCTGCCACATGGATAGCAATACAAACACTTGAGCCAGGTGACTCGGGTATTATAACAATTTCTAGTGTCGATTATCCGTTTACTCTAACGTCTTGGAGTAGTATTGATAGAGAAGAAGCAGTAATTGACATTCCAACTTATGGAAATGGGTTGTCTTCGTTTGATATTACTGTTACAATTAGACCTATAACTTATAAAACAACAGAAATTATTAACGATTTAGAAGTAATAGGAAATTTAAATGCTACTGGAAACATTACAGCTGACGGCAATATTGTAATCGGTGATAGTGATACAGACAATGTTACTCTTAATGCTGACATTGGTAACGATATAGTTCCAGCAACTACAAACACATACGCACTTGGTTCTAATAATAAGCGTTGGAATAACTTATATACAAATCTAGTAAACGGAAAAAGTGTTGTAGTAAGCGAACTTATTGCAAGTGGCGGAGGCGACTTCAGTAAGCGTCAAGGAAATATATTTTTTGTAAGTGTTAACGGCAACGATGCTAACGGCGGCGATAATGTACAGTCTCCTTTTCTTACAATTAAACGTGCTTTGCAAGCAGCAGATTCAAGTGTTGGCGGCCCAGTAACTATACAAGTATTTCCTGGTGAATATCAAGAAGAATTTCCATTAACAGTTCCTAGTAACGTTACAGTGCAAGGTGTTGATATGCGCAACACTATCATTAAACCTACTGTTGCGACACAATATAACGATGCGTTTTTACTCAACGGCGAATCAACTGTACAGAATTTAACTATTAAAGATTTTTATAGCATATTAGAAACTACAGAAACAACGATATCACAGCCGTTAGTAATATCTACTCCAGGATTTTATAGCGATAGAAATAATAGATTTTTGTTACCGTATAACTTTGTAAGCTCATCGGGTAATTATGCAATCGTTGGCAGAAGTGCCGCTGGCACCGGTAGTGCTGAAATTTATAATGTAACAACTGGTCAGCTACTACATACATTATCCGATCCAGCTGCCGGTGATTATTGGGGACAGGGAGTAGCAATAGACGGCAATTATGCTGTGGTTACTGATTATGTTCCTAGATATGGGGCCGGTCTTTTTCCTTGGTATACAAGTGTAATAAGTGTGTTTGATGTAACAACTGGAAACTTACTACGTAGTATATCAGTTGACCCTAATGCAGGCACAGTCAGTGGCCTCGAATTAGGTCCATGTGTTGATATATCGGGAAATTATGTCATCCTCGGTGGCCGACAATCCGCAAAAATATACAATATAACAACAGGCAACTTAGTTCATAATTTAGTCAAACCATCATTAACTACTTGGTTTGGTCAAGCAGTCGCAATATCAGGCAATTATGCAGTTGTCAGCGACCCAGCATATGGCTCAGGCATAGGCAGAGCGTATGTTTATAATGTAACAACAGGGTTACTAATTCGTACTATTAGCTCTCCTTCTTCTCAAACTGACAACTATTTTGGCGGAGCAGTAAGTACAGACGGAATCCATGTTATCATTGGAGCCCCTAGGCACGATACCCCTGCAAATTTCAGCGGTATCGCATATATTTTTAATATTGCAACTGGAAATTTAGTACATACCCTTGCAAATCCTGGCGCAGCTCCCAGCAATGATTTTTTTGGAGCAGCGGTAAGTTTAGATGGAAACTATGCAGTAGTTGGTGCATATAATACAGGATTTTACTCTGGTACAGTTTACTTGTTTGATGTTACTACAGGTGATCTAGTACTTACTTGGGACAATCCTAACATAGATAATATTTTATCCTTCCCCGGCCGCGGTGACGCTGATTGGTTTGGAACTTCAGTTTCGTTATCAGGCAACACCATTATGGCTGCAGGCGGCGACAATGGTGGCACCACATTTATAGCTTCAATTATAGAGCCTATTACAACCTCAACTCTGCATTATGCGTTTAAGTTTGCACCTAATGCTATTATAAGCACACGTAGTCCTTATGTTCAAAATGTAACTGTTATTACAAAAGGTAGTATAATCAGTGCAGATGATCCAAGAGGGTTTAATGCAGGCAATGCCGGCGGCGGTGCATACATTGACGGTAATGACGTTAACAGTCTAAGTAATGAAGCAAGTATGCTTTTCCATAGCTGTACATTTATTACTCCTGGCGTTGATGCTATTACAATGACCAACGGTGTTAGAGTCGAATGGTTGAATTCATTTACATACTTTGCTAACAGAGGTTTATATGCAGTAGACGGTGTTGATGGACATCTAAGTACAGATGGATCAACAGTTAAGTATGGTGCAGAACTTCGTTCAATTGGATCAGCAAACGTATACGGAAATTATGGTGCAGTAGCAGATGGCGCTGACGCATTAATGTATCTAATACAACACAACTTTGGTTATATAGGCGCCGGCAAGGATGTAACTAACGATCCTACATTGGCTATACAAGCAAATGAAGTTGTTAAACTTAATAGTGGAAGAATTTATTATCAATCAGTTGATCACTTTGGAAACTTTAGAGTTGGAGATCAATTCTTTATAGATCAAGAAAGTGGCAGCACAAGTATTGTGTTAACTGAAGCTGAAGTAGATTCACTAAACGGTTTAGTTATTACAACTAATCAACAGACATCTATTATTAACGGTGAAAAAATAGATCTTGGTGATTTTACTATTGCAGGAAATACAATAAACACTATTACACAAGATTTTAATGTTGATTCTGCGGGTACCATTAATTTTACTAGTGATGTAGCAATTGCTAATAATTTGACAATGACCGGTGACATAACTATCGGTGGCACATTAGTAACACTAGGTAATCAATCTACAGACACTGTTAATTTTAATACACCATTTAGTCAAAACATTGAGCCCGACGTTAGTGGATTGTATAATTTAGGGTCACCTAGTAAAAAATGGATTAAAGGATGGTTTGGTGCTGCAAACGTTTCTGATATTGAATTTAATGAAAATTATATTTCTACAACAGTCAGTAATGCAGACTTAGAATTACGTGCTAATGGTACTGGTGAGATATTAGTACCTAATAACAATGTACAAATAGATAATAATTTAACAGTTAACGGATTAACAACACTAGCTAATAC